AGAACTCCAAAGCGGGATCCAGAAGTTGACCCAGGAACTAGCCCTTGAAAGCTGGTTTGTCGTTTAAACTCCCTGAGGTTCGCAGCGGGTGTGATGATCGGAGTCCCGAGTGCAACGATCGCGAATCGATCTAAGTCGATACCCGTTTGGTTTCGCACCTTGGCCAGATTGTTTTGTCTGGAAGTTCCTTCGACCTGAGTCAGCAAGTCATGCTGCTGGTTCTTTTGTGCTTGGGACAGATCCACCAAAGCATTCCACGCCTCTGCTGGAATCTTCAAAGGATCTCCCGGCATCACCTTATGGAACTTGTCTCCCATCGATTAGACTCCGATCCCAAGGTTACTGAAGTCTCCGTAGGAATAGACTTGCTCGACATATGCGGAGACAGGTCGTTTGATTAGCGCCTTAGCCGTGGGATCCTCGTCATCAATGAAGCGAACCCAAAGGTACTGCCAGCCCTCTTTGGATATTCCAGTGATACTTCCCAGTGATAATCCCACGACGTTGGGACTGGCAGCGAATCGAAACGTGATCTCCCAATCGTCCAGACCACGCTTCGATCCACTTGCTCCGAGGAACAGGACTTCTCCTTTGGCAAACCCTTTGAATCCTGAGCCGTTGACTTTGCCCGTGAGGTTGAACAATGCGAGCTTGTATGAACCAGTGACAAGAGCTTTTTCAATGTAGTGGGTCTCGGTGAAATTGAACACCGGGACCGTGATGTCGGTACCTTCGACCCTATCATCGGTTACCCCAATCGCGCCCATGAAATCTGGCGCGGTGAATCCAGTGGCAGCATACTTACCCACATTGGCGATGCTTTGGGTAACGTGCTGGGTGCCGCCTCCGGTGTCAAACGAATACTGCGACTCGCTTTTCCATTTGACATAATGAGCGGTCCCTTCCCAAACGCCGTTGCCCAAGTGGACGATGTGGTAGTCATCCAAGAACAAGTCACCGACTTTATCGGGTACCGCCGATGCCATGAGGTTCTTGGCGACAGAGTACTGCTCGGTGTTCATGATCATGTAGACCAGATCATGGGTCGGACTGTCTTTGCTTTCGGTCGCTTCTTTGGAATCGAAGCGTTCGATTATTACTGGTTCGACCATTTGGGTTTCTCCTATCCAAAGACCAAGCCACCGCGGTCGGCTTGCTGAACAAGTTTCTTGGTGTTGGTCGCGACCTCTTCGGTAGCCCGAGCAGTGCGCTCGCCCAGCGAATCGGATCCGAGGTTCATGGCAGCAATAGGGTTGAATGTCCCCACGACATCCGTTTTTTTCTTGGTCTCGGCGAGCGTTTGATCCATGCTGCCGATGTCAGGTAAGCCAAGCCCAGACAAAGAGAATTTGCTCGGTGAACCAGGGGAGGTTTCGGCACGTTTCTGTGCTGCCTCACCCAAAGCGGCTTTCCATTCCCCCTTGGCCTTCTCAAGCTCGGCAGCAGAGTCGGCTAAAGCTTTCTGATTCGCAGCAGCCAGCGCAGATTGTTCTTGGGCTTGCATATCCGAGAGTGCCGACTGCGCACCTTGTCGATCTTGCTCGATTTGGTTGCGAGCTTTCTGTCGTTGCTTTTCGCGATCGAGGATCGTTTGATTTTGGGAGTTGTTGATCAGCTCATCTTGCTTTGCAATCTCATCGTTAATTTTGGCAATCTGAGCCTCGGCGTTGGTATCCCCAAAGAGACCTTGAATACGGGACCACACCTGTTGAAAGAATCCACTAAATCGGTTCCAGCCTTTTTGAAGAAGGCTAATAAGAACCGTCCAGCTATCGGCGATGAAGTGCGTGGTTTCCAGCCATCCGGTTTGCAGACCAGCCCACGCGTCGGTCATTAGACCAGCGACGCTGTAGACCGCGCTTTGGAAGATACCGATGAAGAACCCTTTGAAGTCCAGCCATTTGGATTGCAGGAACGCAACCCCTCGCTGCCATTCCATTCTCAGCGTGAGCCAAAGGATCTTGCCTGCCAGCGCGATGTCACCGGCTGCGAGAGCATCACCGATCCCTTTCCATGCTGCCAATGCGGTGTCTTTGAGTTCGTTGAATCGTTCCCCGAGCCACTGCATTGCCTGCGTACCAGCACCGCTGGTATAGACGAGGTAGCCGACCAAGGCTGCAAGGCCTGCGATGGTAAGACCAATTGGAGAAAGCAGTGCTGCGATCGCGGTTCCCAGGAGCGCGATTCCTTGTCCAATACCTACGAGTACCGTGGCTGCTGCACTAAAGACTGTGCCGAGTCCGGTGGCAGCTGCACCCAGTGCGACAATCGCTGCTCCACCGGCTGCGATTGCCATGCCGACTTTGAAGACATTGACGATCAGGTTTTTGTTATTTTTGATCCAATTGCTGGTAGCTACCACGATCCGAACGGTCGAATCAATCATGGCCGAGAGGACCGGCTCCAATGCCGATCCGATGGTAAACACAGTCTTCTTGAGAACCTTCCATAGAACATCGATGCGATCTCCGAACGCTTCGGCCGCTTGGGCATCTTCGGTTGCCATAGTCAGCCCCAGATCGCGGGCTTGTTGCTGAAGCTCTTCGATTCCTTGTGCACCGCTCGATAACATGGGTAGCAACTGTGTGCCTGATTTTCCAAAGATCGCCATCGCGGTTGCTGTCTTTAATGTCGGATCGGTGATCTGCGACATCCGATCGGCGATCGCCTTGAATTGCTCGTCGGGCGATAGTTTCGAAAGGTGCGCTACACTGAGTCCCAGCGACGCGAGGGTTTCTTGGGCAGACTGCGAACCGGATGCTGCTTCGAAGAGCATCTTTTGCATCTTTTTGAGGGAGCCTTCGAGAATCCCCAAGTCAGCACCGGACTGTTCGGCAGCAAACCCCAGTTCCGACAAGGCTTCCACCGAAACGCCGGTGCGCTGGCTCATGTCGACCATATCGCTCCCCATGTCCGCAAACACCTTGGCAGCACCGGCCAATGGGGTAACGATCCCCGCACCGAGCATGGCCATCTTGGTCCCGATCCCTTGGAGACCCTTGCCAAACGCATCAAGCCGCTTGGCGGCATCATTGAGCCCCTTCACCAGACGCGAGTCTTTGGTGTAGAGCTCGATGTAGGCTGCACCGGCTTTGATGCTCGAACTAGATGCCATGACTATTGCAACTCACTTTGGCGATCGATGAAGACGTGTTTCAGGGCCTGGATCCCAACCATCGTGCGACGTTGGATTCGTTTCTTTGCGTGCGGATTGAAATCCGATGGGTGGTAGACTTTCGCGCGTTTGGTATCGCGATGGATGTTGGCAAGCATCGCCAGAACGCTGGAGGTGTGATTCCAGAGGATCTGGCTGCGCGCCTCTCCCATCGCGATTAGCTCTCGGAGGCTAAATGGTCCTGGGTCGATCCCGAGGACTCCGGCGAGGTGCCAGACGAGCTTATCCACTTCTGCGCTTCGGCTTGCGTGTCGATCGACTCGATCACCTTCTCCGCATGGGCTACAACTTTGTCCCTGACCGCTTTGCCCGCCTGGATCACCTTGCGAAGGCTCGCTCTGGCGCGGGCATCGGGGAAAAAATCGATCAGTTCCTCGACGAACGCATCGGCTGCTTGGGTGATCGCATCACCCGATAGAGCCCGTCCGAAATCCTCGTCGGTGATCGATTGTTTGTCTGCTTGATCTTTGCACAAGCAATACAGCACATCGGCAAGCGTGACCGGATCGGATACGAGTTTTGAGAGCGACTTGAATCCGTCGTCGACCAGCGAATACAGGTCGATCCCAAGCAGACCACGGATCCGTTTGACTGCCGACACGTTGATCGCGACTTCCCAAGTTCGTCGGGAGTTATCCACAAAGCTGTGCATTTTCGAAACTCCAAGGTGCAAGAGGTCTTCAATGAATTAGGCAACGGTCATCCAAGTAGGTGGATTGGCTGAATAGGTTGGCTTTGCGGTAACCGAAACAGTGATCGCTTCCTCGAGGGCTTCATTGCGAGAGAAGCTTGCGATGCGGAAGCTGGCCCTGAGTCCTTGCGACCCGCTGCTCCCGGTACCGGTGATGGGACCATCCATGACGGCGATCTCGATGGTCGTATTGTTCAAAAATGCATCGCGGATCGCGGTAAAGTCCGTGTCTGCTGCATCCCAGACCATCTCGAATTCAAGCGAGGCGTCTTTAAGAGTACTTACCGTTGCTCGCCAACCGTTATTGGCGCGGGTGGAAACATCAGCCTCACCGGTTTCCAGATTCAAAGTGAGATCCTTAACGTTGCCGATGATGTCCCAGGTGGGTGCCGCATAAGTCCCCGTGTTGCGATAGAGCTTTGCATCGAGTCCAAGCTTGGCTGGCATATTTTGTTACTCCTTAACGAACGCTGTTGGCCCACATCGGGGGTAATCGATCTTTGACTTTCTCGAGTGCTGGTCCCATGAAGGGTCGCTTGGGGTATCGTTCCTTGCGGAACCTGCCCCCGAACTCATGCGCTTTGCCGGCAGTGCCGACCACCGAGATGTCTGGACCAATGGTTGCGACCCCCCGCTGCTTGTCGATCGCATAGACGATCGCTCTCTTAAGCTGACCTTTACGGGTGTTCGGAGGTGTCCCTGGCATCGAGGCAGTCTGCCGACGTTTGATCGAGCGACGAGCCACCAAGCGAATCGAAGCCGCCGCATGGCCTAGGCTCTTGAAGTTGCCTTGCTGAGCCTTGCTCTTCACCTTGTCGAATGACTTTTTAGTGGTGACTTTCACGTCGATCATGCTTACCTCACCAGTCGATAGGTAAGAGTTAGGACGCTAGTAAACTGCATCATCGTTTCTAGATGGTCCTGCGCGTAAATCGGAGTATTTTCGACGTTTATAAATCGAGCTCCTGGATAACTTGCTAGCGGATGTGCACGAAAGTAATCTCCGATTTCTTCAACCAAGAGCATCAGAGCGTCGATCGTTGAAATCTGGTTTTTGGTTTTCTTTTGGATGCCGACATCGATCTGGTAATCAAAGTTGTCACGCGAACGATCTAGCGAAGAGCTTGTAAGCCCTTTGGGAACCACCGTCACCTTCAAATCCGACATGGTCTTTAGGTCGTAGATGGGCAAATACTGCCGCTGCGCAGTAAATGGCTGACTAAACGCATTGCCGTTTAGCTCTGCCGTGATTGCATCTGCGATGGCGACAATGTTTGCGGGCATCATGCGATTCCAGTTTCCTTGGTGTGGATTCGATACAGGCTGCGATGAGGGTCCGACCATCGCCAGGCAGGTTCTCCCCCTGGGGCGTTGACTTCATAGCTGTAGACTTTGGTGCCAACGGTCTCGAGGATCGTGTCACCACGCTCAGGGGTGATGAGTGATCCAGCTAAAACCAAATCGGCTGGGTTGATGAGGAAATCACGGTCCGTCCATTGCATCCGAACTCCACCGTAACCGTCATCGAGTTTCATCAGCGTCCGACCTATCGTGGCCAGGACGCTCACTTGATTTGAACCTCGCACATAAACCACGGTGCTTGATGCATGCGATTTGAGCTTGCTTGCAAGCCATGCTTGGCCCATGCGAAGTAGGTCTGGCATCGCTTCACCTAGGACTTAATGGTGGGCGGCTGATTGGTAGGTGGCTGATTGTTTTGTTCCAAAAGCTTCAGCAGGTTTTGGTACTGCTCCATGAGCTTTTTGAACTGCTCGTCATCGAGAACCGCATTGCCACGTTGCTTTCTGGCGTTGCGGATCGCCTGGAGCACAAGCGGAATTCCGTATTGCAACCCAAGCAAAATGGCGATGCTCGAACCTGCCGAAGTGGCGATCAGCCCCCCCGGAGTCCACTGTGGGCCGATCCGCAATCGATCGGTGATGATCCCTGAGTCTTCGGGTTCACGGGGTGATGGCCTGAGTCTTGGACGATCCACAATCGAATCGATCAAGTCTTCTTGGGTGTCGGATTTGGCCAGAAAGCCTAGCGGTACCTGCATCGGTTCTCCGTAGATCGTCGATGGAACCTGGACGATCTCCTGGTTATCTTCGATCTGGCAACTCACCTCGCGAGCACCCGCTGGGAGTCCCTCGAGTGTCGCTGGAAGTTTTCCTCGCATCGCGCTAAGTAGGAACGGTGTCGATTGGCCCAGGCCTTCGCCACCACCGGCCCATGTAAGGAGTCCAACCACTCGGGGGCCATCGTCACTGTAATCGACGATGCTCGAACCGCTTCGGCCACCTATCGCTTCGGGTTTCCAGGAAAGAAGCTGGCCTTCTTTGCGGTTTAGCCGCAGCACCTGCAGACTAGGCCACTCGCATCTTGGACAGCCGAAGGTAGTGATTAGCGAGTCGGTGTTAGGGTAGCGATCAGCGATGGGGATTGGATCGACGTCTTTTGCAAACGCGAGATTGCACTTGAGTAGTGCAAAATCCACGCTGGTCCCTTTACCGTATCCCGACGCAATGATCGCTGCTGTACTCCGCTCCGAAACACCGTTGGCATTCCAGCGCTCGACGTTAACTATCCTGCCACGCGTTGTACCGGCCACATGGGCGTTGGTAAGTACGATCGCATTGCCCTCGGAAGTTCGACCAACGATGGTGCCACTTCCACAGACATTGCTTACCGTCACTCGAACGGTTGCTCGGATGACCTGATCAAACCGATCCGTTGATGCCGCCAGAGCTCTGGATCGTGCCTGATTCCTTACAATCGCGAACTCTTCGGTGAATGGATCCAGAACGATCGATCCGGTTCCTGAATACTGCACAGCTGGGCATTTCCCATCAGGGCATACCCTGTCTTGGCCATGAAGCACCGATGCAAAACACAAAAGCATGCAAATCATGCTTGCTAAAGAATACGTTTTCATAACGGCTCCTTGGAATGTACTCGTAAGCAAAACAGAAAAAAGCAACGCAGCGACCGCTAGGTCACTGACTGATCCGCATCCGAACGGTCGTATCTGCAGATGCTGCAGCCCTAACCACCTTGCCGATCGATTTGTTACCCGTCGCCGTGGCAGTCACGACGTTGTTGGTATCGTCCCAATACAAGATGGTGCCGACGGTAAACGCCACACCAGTGTTTTTGTTGAAATCAAAAACACCGTCGACTGCCAGCGAACCGAGTTCACCAGCAGCCAGTGGGCGCACCGTCACACCGACAAGATCACCCTGGACGACCACTTCCCCGGATTGCAGAGCAGATACCGGAGTGTGGTCGATGTACTTACCATCCTGAATAAAGGTTGCCTGAGGCATGGACTGTTTCTCCTGATTGACTTAGTTGGACGAATAAACAGATGAGTAAAGTGCCGACTACACTTCACCCTTGCTCTTGATTGCAGCTCTTGGGTCTTGCAAAGCCACACCGAAGTCGTGGTAGCCACGCATCTGTACCCCAAGAACATTGAAATCAGCCGTAGCGGTTTCAATCGTTGGGGCTTCTTGGCCGTTGAGGAAAGCAACTTCGATCAGCGGAAGATCGTTGGGATCCGACAGCAAGTACCAAGCTTTGGTCGAGTTGCCGGTGTAGTTTGAATTGCCGAGGTAACGACTTACCTCGACACGGAACTTACCTGCGTGAGGATTGTTAATAGGCATCCTCGCGTTTGCCGTGTTGTCACGCATCTCAAGCGACTTATAGAGCTGGGTGCCAATGGCCGACAGAGCCGTAGGAACCAGCAAAATCGTTGGCATAGTGCCGATCGGTTTACCATCGGCATCCACCAAGTCGTAGTAGGCCACTTCGGCCTTGGTGAGCCCATCGATCGTAAGAGCCGTATCCGCACCGGAAACGAAGTTCTTGTTTCCAGCGGTGAAGAACGCTGAGTTATTCATGAACGTGGTCCAGAATATATCGTTGATCTTCAAGCCAGATCCCCGGCCCAGTTTCCTTGGTACGGTGGTAATCGCTCCCAAGTCATCATTGATGAAATCGCGGCGGTCCACACCCAGCATCAACCCGTAGGTATCGGCCCTGTTGGTGAAACTTTCGTTTCCAAGGTTGCCATGCTTGATCTCACCACCAGGGGCCACTAGCTCGTACTGATCCTTTCCGATCAGTCG